TTTTTGCTAAATTGAGCTCTTTCACTAAACTCGCTGAAATCTCCTTGTTCTTCATTATCTCCGTCTCCAAATAAGACAGGGTAGCCGTCAATAATTCGTTTTCTAAATTGTAAAAAAAAACCTTTGCCGAAAGTGAAACATCCAAAGGAGCAAACTCCATAACTTCCGAATAATTAGCCGCTGATTCGTAAGGTTCTATTTTATACTTATCTCCGTGTTTTTCTACTATCGGTCGATACATTACAGCCATTGCTTTGTGAAATGTCTTTATATCGCTTATATTCGCTTCCAAGTCTATATATTCCCCCCAACTGATATGCTCTAAATTAGGAATGAAACCAAATTCTTTGTCTAAAATCTTGAACGTGCTTTTGAACTCCGTCTTTTGTTTGAACATTTGAGCAAAATGATTGCTTAAACTTTCAACTTCGCTGAACGGAATTTTAACCACGTCTTTTAATTGGATACCACAAAAACATTCTATCATTTTTTCAGCTAAAAAAACCTCATCATTCGTGTTTTCGGCTATTGCTAAAAACTTTTGATAGTGCTTTAATGGAATTTCACTAAGACTTGTTGGAATTACTAATTCAAGCTTCATATTATTTAAACGTTTTATTATGATTATTGTAGTACATGGCAACCGCATACGCTTCACCTAACATCATTAAATGCTTTCTTAAACTTTGAGGGTCGTTAAAAACTATCTTTACACGCCTACCCGTGCGAATATACACATAATACTCAACCTCTTTGGTCATTACCGCTGTGTCCTCTGTCATTAACGTATATTATATGTACCGTAATTTCGTTTCAATCCGAGTGTTTCCATTTCATGATAACGTAAAGCGTCAATTCCATGATTATTTGTATCAATAGGTTTATTCAATCGGGTTCCTGCTTTATCTACATCCCAGCAATACGCCCTTAACTCTTTGATTAGATTAACGCTGTTTGACGTTACTAAGTATTCATGCTGTTGCATTACATCAATACCGTAATTAATACTGTCTTTTCCTTTAGTAACTCCTTTTATGGTTATTCCGTACCTCTTTATTTCATCAATGCTTTTAGGCTCAGAGCTATCTGCATACACTACTACGCTCTTTGGTAGGATTTTAGCTATATCGCTATTTAACATTCCTGTACGATAAACTAACTCATTCAGTATCCGTGTTCCGTTATAATTGTAAATCTCAACTGCTGCTGTAGGGTCGTTTGTATATCCAAAGTCTAATCCAATTCCTATCAATTTAGCTTCGGTTGGTAGTTTATCAATAGACTTCCAATTCGAGAATATAACACCCTCTAACATTCCTATTTCACCATCAAGGTAAACACGACACCAATTCGCCCAATATGAGCTTGTTTCTGCTTTTAAACGATTCTTTTCTAATTGGTCAATAATTGACTTGTCAAGAGCTTCATTGTCTTTGTACGTTAAGATAAGAAAGTCTGCGTCTGATTCGCCTTTTAGTTCCTTATGTACCCAAAATTCATTTGCAGGGTTAAAGTCAAGATATATCTCTTTCTTTGTTCTTATTGCTAATTCGTTATATGATTCAAAGGTTACATTGTTACATTCGTTTATGTACAGAATATCACGCCTTGCACCTCGTAATTTAGAGCTGTCATCTGCTGAAAAGAACTCAATAAAAGAACCATTTGCAAATTCGTATCGTAAAAGCGTTTTATTAAAGCGTTCATCAAAGTAGCGATTAGTTTCTTTCATGATTTTTAGAAAGTCTTTTAACGCACCTCTACGAAGATGAGGTATTGATTCTGCTACTATGCTTATTTCAGTATTTGGATATGTAGCTGCCTTTGTTATTAATATCGGTAAAATACCGTATGTTTTCCCTGCATTGTCTCCCCCTACTACTTAATTCATAGGGGGATAAAAAGCGGAAGTACCACCCTGGATTATTTTAATCCGTTTTTTTAGGGCGTTAATCTTCCTTATTGCTGATGTTATTATCATTTAAATCAAAAAATGGTTGTTCGATGTTTACTTGTTCAACTTGTTCTTTTAGTCCGAGTTTACGTGCAATTAAGTTAGGGTCAAACAGTTTTACTGCAGCTCCTTTAAAGTTATGAACAAAGCAATGTTTACGTATGTACGCAATGATAGTGGAATATTCTTCATATTGTCCGTTCTTATTACTCGCATAATCTCCTAAATCATTGATAATCTCTTTTTGAAAAAGATATACTTCAAACCCCTCAAAAGTTATTGGAGTCTCAATTGGAGTTTTTTCTAATCTACCCTCTTTACCTACATAATCAACTTTGTACATTGGATTGTCTGCTTCGTGTTTTACATACTCCTTAAATAGTTCAAGTAGTTTTTCGGGTGATTCTATGTATTTGTGTTTAGGCATATTGTTTCGTGTTTTTGGTAAATTTATAACTTTTTTTTTACTTTATGTTATAGCTTCGCTTTTATACTGCATATACCAACTTGCAGTATTTGACCTTAAATATAAGGTGAGCCCGACAATAACACTTCCCTCTGCGACCACTTCTTATTTATTCGTGTTTTCACACTTGGCATTTTGGTTCATTTGTTTTTATAACCTTTCGGTATGCAGTACCCGTTGTTAAGCGTAAAACAGTGCGGGATTTGTATAACAAACGTTTATTTCGAGCGGTTGTTTTTGGTAATGCAGTTCAACCTTATACAACTACATAAAAAAACCCTACCGTGTCAAGCCAGTAGGGTAATCTTAATTTATGATTATGCAAAAAAATCCTAACTAAAAACACTAACTTGACTTAGTAAAACAAAAATACAAATTATTTTTTAATTTCTCGCTTTTCTTTGATAATTTTTTTTCTTAGTTGTCGCAAACTTTCAGTAACGATAATATCAGTTAGGTTGGTTTTTATCCAATCGTTCGTTAAATCGCTTGTATTTACGTTTAAAAAGGCTATTGATTGACTAATGCGAGACATTTAATTCGGGTTGTAATAATAATAATTGTATTCTGCTTTGTTTATCTCGTGAACTTGAATATAATTTATGTCATCGCATCTAAATACTAAATAATCACATTCAGCAATTTTAAATAGTAGCTTTAGCTCGTTCCATGCCTTTGTGTCTTCGTGTTTTGGTAGGAACACAATATAATATTCAGTTGCCACATTCGTTTTAATCACTCTTTCCCGTCGATTCGGTGTCTTCTTTGTATTGAGTGTAAACTTTCTCTAATTCTTTGATTCTTGCAATAACACAACTTGAACAGCTTGTTGCTTCGTTTCTTACTTTAAATATTCTTGAATGAATTGCAAATAGTTTGCTTTGTTCAATCGGAGTTATTTTATCCGTCTTTTTGTTAAACCATTCATTCAAATACTCATATTCAGTTTGCTCTAAACACAACGGTTTCTTATAAGGAAATAACTCATTAAGTTTTGCTTTACGTTCATCACATTTACAATCTTCTCCTAATAACCATTTAGCTACCTTTGACACTCCAGTTACCTCTAAAACCTTTTCAACTGTGTCTCCTAATCCTTTGCTTTCAGCTGCTAATATTTCAGCTTTTGTACGTCTTTTTCTTGCCATAACTTATTTTTTAAAATGTTCTTTACTTAATTCTTGTAGGTCTTTTCGTAGCATTTCGTTTTCACGTTTCAGTTTATTGTTTTCTTCATCAAGTTTACAATACTTTTCAAAAAATTGTTTAGCGTTTTTATTTCGCCTTTCTAAATCTTTGTTTAACACTCGTAAAATTTCTTTCATAATTCTAAATTAATTCATAATCTTGATTTACATAATCTAAATAATCCTCTTTCACGTTTTCATTTATTCGCTCCTTGCAATGTTTCAACGTGCAGAATATACTTCGAAGACTTATTTTAGTTTCATTTGCTATCTCACGCATTGACATATCACTATCTTTATATAACTTGAATAACAATCTGTCGTAATGATGCCACGTTTCCATTTCTTGTTGTACTCTTTGCATTAAATCGCCAAAAGCTTCGTGTTTTTCTATCTCATCAATCTGTTGCAAGGTCAGTATTTCGTTGACATCAACTTTAATAACCTTACTTTTTTGCCTATGAAAGTCAATAAACAAAGAACGTAAAGTCAAAAACACGTAGTATTTATTCACTTGACCGTTTACAATCACCGCGTTTTCTTTATTCTTGTTTAAAAAACGAATGTACATTTCTTGAACTAAATCCTCTGCGTAAAACTCTTCGCCAAATCCCTTAACTGTTTTTACATATTCCTTATGGAATTTAGCAACTTGTTCTATCCAGCTCATATATAAATCTCGATAGTCCAATA